CAATTCCAAAACTGAAGGTTTGGCAAAGTCAGATCTGGTTCCGGCGTTTCAGGACTCGAAACAAAGGCACTGATTGGTAACTTATCATATAAAGCCCCATAGTGTGGCAAAAAGGTCTCGAAGTAGAAAGCGCGTCCTGGGATTGATTTGGCTGTAACCCAGTGTCCTTCCACAAACTCACCATGACCTTCTTTGTGGTCCATTAGATATTCTTTGCGTATGTATACTTTTTGGTTTGGTAAATTGCATATAAGTTGTGACATTAGTGTTTGGTATCCGTTGGTGGTCTAAAATGAATTACGTTTGTATGTTCTGAATCTTGTTCAGCAATAAGATCTTTTTCGTGCTTTTCGAACATTTCATCTAGATACTCTTGTATCTCTTCATTGTCCAATCCTGCTGTCTTTACCAAGATTTCGTCAAGGTCAAACTGTTTCTTGCCCTTTTGTGATTTTATAACTTCTTTAATTGCACCTGCATAGTGTATTGCCAATGTTTTGGAAGGATTCATTTCACCTATGACATGATCCACATTTAAGGCAGATAACTCATTAACATCATCTTGGAATGACATCCAAGGCCTAAATGAGTAGTACCGAACATTATTCTCATAATCTTCTGCTGAGAATATCTTTAAGACCTTGCGAATTATTACATCGCCAGTATCTTTATCTGGACCTTCTACAACTTCGCAGACAATCTCATCATCGTTTGTGAGTTTAAACTGTTTTAAGTTCATAGATCAACCACTGTTGTTTTATAGTTAAATTGCTCATTTTGGTATATCTTTAATCTTTCCCATGAATGTACTAAAGAATAATTTTTTCTGCTTTTCCAACTTATGTCATCTGATATATCATACAAGGTTGTTTCTTTACCGTTATCACTTTTTCTTAAACCTCTACCGATAGACTGTAGAACTCGAATCTGTGACTTACTTGGTGAGGCAAATACAATATTATGCAGATTCCTAATATTTATACCTGTGGAAAATGTACCTAGTGAAGCCACAACGATCGAGTTTGACATTCCTTCCACAAGGCCTCGTATTGCTTCTCTGTCGGAGGTATCTGTCTCACCAGACACAAAATAAACTTTACGATTTTCATCAGCTTTGTCCCTTATAAGATTATACAGTGGTTTACCATGTTTCTCCACATAGTTATATAACACTAGAGTATTACCTTCTAGGCTGAGTGCTAGGTTTCTGATAAATTTGTTTCGTCTTTCGTGACTAACGATAAAGTCGATCTCGTCTTGGTAGGTCTGCTTACCGAAATCCCTCCGTACTTTTTCCCCATAAGTAAGAACGAGTCGCCTGATTGATAGTGGGGCCAAAGTCTCGTTATCTTGTAATTTCTTTGTGGTTGTAACTTTGTATACTTTTCCGAATAGGCCTTGAAGTACAAGCTCATGAGTTTGTGATCCATCTAAAGTTCCTGTCGTTCCAAATCTATATTCCGCCTCTGTGCATTTATTCATGATGTTCATCAATGATTTGGACTTAAATCCATGAACCTCATCTCCAAACACACATCCAAACTGAGAAAACCAAACCTTTGGTAGTTTATAAATTGATTGCCATGTTGATATGATGTACTGTGCTTCCGCTGCTTTATCTTTACCAGAGTATATTCTATGCATGGCTTCTTCTGGCATACCGTATTTTATAAAGTCACTATGCATCTGCTCAACAAGAGACGTGGTGGGTACGATGATGAGAACCCTACCACCTTTTGGATAACTTATACCATCTGTTAATCTTGCTGTCCAGAAACGAGCAAGGGCATATATCATATACGACTTGCCAGAACCTGTAGGTGATAACAGTATGGCTCTTTTACGGACCAAACCCTCACCTACTGACTCAAACTGATAATCACGTAACGGAAACGGTAGGTCCAACGTGGTCATAAACTCTTGTAGTTCTGTAGGAGTTACTCGTGTTCTGTCATCAGCACCACCGTATTTGGTTTTGATGGACAGTAACTCGTAATCTCTCTTTGAACAAAATTCTTTTAAGTGATAAAATAAACCTACAGGTAATGTTTTGTCTCGAAGGGTAAACAATCTAATTTTACCGTCCCACATTCTGTTGCGGAACGCAGGCATAAACTTATAACCTGGCACATAGAAAGAGAAGAACTCATTCAGCTCTTGTGCTGCGCCATTGTCACATTCTATCTGTAGGTCAGAGTGATTTAGCTTCCTGACTCGAATTGTTTCCACTTGATCATATTACCTATAGTCTGATGTCGCCAGTTAAGATTATTTATTATCTCAGTAAGCGTTTCAATGACGGTTTTGTAATACTGAATCTTTTCCTCGGACTTTTGTATCTCTGGATCAGAATCGTAATAGTGCTCCATTTCACCTTTCAGTACTTTTAAACCGTTAAATGGGTCTGGGTCCCATCCTTTCTCTTGTAGCTCTTCTTGTGACATCTTTCCATTGTAGTATAACCACTTGTCCTTCAACAAAGTTTTTTGTGCAAACTCTGCTCGTTTAAGCTGTAGTTTGGTAGTGGATAATAGCTCAAGATATTTGGCATGTAACTTGGGTGTTACACGTGAAGTTTCATCTAGTTTTGTTTGAGCTATCTGGCAGTCAACCGCCCACATTTCATGTATTTGTTTCAAGTCAATCATAAAAGTATTATATCACATTAGAGCATAAAAGTAAATAATTATTTATCAAGCAGAATCATATTCGATAGTACCATTGAATTGATAGTGTGGGTCAGCATAAAATCTTGTTTCAGATGAGAAGGCATGTGTTCCATGAGATACATAACCTAAGGCTCTATGACGACCGTAACCATACACATTTACAGCGGATCCATGTCTCCAATTTTTGGCAGTATATTCAGCATTATCTGAATCTTTAGTGTATATAACTAGATTGCCATAGTCATCTCCATAGCCACCATCGGGTCCAATTTGTCCACGGCCAGCGCTTACCAATATGGTGTTACCACTAGGACTCATGCCAACGGCTCCTCCATAATACCATGCATAGTTATAAGCACCATTTCCATAATCGGCATTCCACTGAACACCATTAAACCCTGCTACACCATGACAATCTTGTGGTACAAGGACTTGTGTTAGATTCCAGGTATCTCCTGTTCGTTCCATAACATATGCCGCACCTAGAGTATAGTTACTTCCGGACCCTCTGCCATATTGATATCCAGCTCCTGACACCGCTAATGTGCCAGCATCATTCATTGCAAGATTATAACCAAGTTGACTACCTGTTACAGCAGATGCATCAATGTAAGGAACAACAGTTGATCCATCATTGTATTTTGATCCACTCCATACACCTGGATCAATCTCTAGGTTACTTATATTGGACCAAGTAAAGTCATTTGCACTATCTCGTTTATAAAAAGAAACACCACCCATTGGCTGACCTGACCAAGAACCAGTACCTTTTCTGTTCGGTTCACCAACCCCTAGAGTTAAGGCATCTCTTGACATAACCAAGGAAGTGCCATAATAATTATTACTTTGAGAGACAGGACTTGTAATAAGTTGTCTGTGTGTTATAGCATTTGCTTCCGTTATTTTTTTGGTTTTATCCCTTGTTACAAATTCAACCGCACCTGCTCCACTTACACCATTATCCGCATATTTATTTGACCATACAATAACGGTAGCAGAATCATTACATACAACTTGAGTTGCATATGTATCCCCATGCATCTGAGAGGTGTAGTAGTTTGTAAGTCTGCCTCTATATTGGCTAGTAGTGACATGTGTTCCACTTCCTGAGTTATAGGTATATGATGGAAGCTCGATATCGCTATCAGATTGTTCAAAAATTAGAGGTCCAAGACTATACCCTATAGTTCCTCCAGCATTTTGTTGGGTGTCACTATTTGTGCCACCAATAAAGAAATAGTAATTGCCTGGTCCTCCTCCACAAGCACCACCGGCACTTAAATGCTGCTGAGTTGATCCTTTGTAAGTACTACCATAATCACCATCAAGACTTGTACTGAACTCTTGTTTTGGATCAATGAAACTAGCAGATGACACAGTTCCTATAACACCATGCTCATTTCTTTTCAACATAGAAAATGCACTAGACCAATAGCTACTGCTTCCAGAATAGTACTCATATGCATTTCCAAAAATACCTATACCATTTGTTCTATCAAAATAAGTATCAAGACCAGCAGTGTATGCATATGTCAGTCCCGCAGTTCCCATGTTTCTTTCACTTACACTGTCATAGTTAGTAATAGGTGTTCCATATTGTAGATTAAAGGTAACCAAATTAGATACGGTAGTTGCTCCATCATTTACACTAAATGTGACATTACCTGTTTCGGTGGTTGCATTACCTTCTGCTTTTGGTGTTACTTGGAATATGGATGAGTCTTGTGTTATGGTTGCCATACCATCAAAGTTTGTATCTTTGGAGAATGAAAAAGTAAGTACAGCAGCTGAATCAGCATCAGTAGCTGTAAGCCTTACCTCAGTCGTTGCTCCAGTTTTGGACAACGATACAATACCTTCTGGAGTTACGGATAAGGATGGTGGCTGATTTTGTGGAGTAACAGGAAACCAACCTGTACCAACTGAATAGTACAACTTATTATTCTGTTCAACATATGCAAGGTTTCCTTCATTTGAAGGGGCTGATGTAGGTAGATCAGATAAGTTTGTGTATGATGTTACACCGGCACCACCACCTCCACCTCCAGATGCACCAGCAATTATCACTGTGGTTGCACTATCAACCAAAGGTGCATTTGTGGTTACCCTTGCTTCGGTTTTACCGAGTATATCTGCTATGTCTCTATTTCTACTCATCTTTTAATCTCTCTTATATACTCTTATTTATCCGTTATCTCTTATAAGAATTGCGGCACCACAAGAAGTAATAGCACCTCCATCACCATTTGGTCTACTTGTTCCAAAGAATAAGAAGTTTCCATTTCCTGATATGTTTATACCACCTTCTCCTAGTTCCGCACCTGATAGATTATCTGTTCCACCTAGATCGTCATTTGGTGTTATAACTGCTTCTCTATACCAAGTTGTAGATCCGCTGTCACGAGCATAAACATTAATACCACCAACATTGTTTACAGCAGTGTCGGTCAAACGATTTGATATGGCAAGTTTTCTACCATCAGCACTAAACATACAAGAGGTTCCCATATAGTTTGATTGTAGATAACCGAAACCGCTAGTGGTTCCATCTGTTAACTCCGCTTCTTGTGCCCAACTAGACCCTGTTCTTTTCCATACGATTGCTCTACCCTGTGGATTTTGACCATAGTTCCAATCAGGATCCGTTGCAACTGCACGAAGACCGTCTGAATCTAAATGAACACCCCAGTTGCCTAACTCCTGACTTGGGTTACCACCATTCCATGCAGTTTGATTAGCAGCAAATAAATGTGCTTGTTGAGTCCAAGTTCCGTTATTTTTATACATTACAAAACACCCACCGACTGATGCATTTGTATTGCTTGGTGCATTATTACTAAACCAGTTGTTACCACCTGCTCCTATTGCACAATATTGTCCGTTTCCGGACATGTAGATATTTCTTAGAAGTTCTTGTGAATTACTATAATTTACTCCTGGCCAACCAGATGTGTGATTGATGGTGTTAACCCATGACCATGTTGTCGCTTCGGCACTATCTCTTTCTATGAAGTATGTGTAACAAGTTCCGTTTCCTGGATTATAGTTGACCGCAACATTCATACCAAATCTGTCTATTGAAGCAGATAGGTTTGCGTTTCCAGCAGTGCCAAGTGCAGCAGGTGTTTCACCTAAACTATTCAGTTCTGCTATCATGTCCGCACCGTCATACTCAGCAATCCAATGTCCAGCAGAATCGCCTTCTTTGTAAATATAAAATGTTGGACCAGAACCACCATATCCTGCAGAGTTGACATCAAGGATTCTTTTACCATCTCCGCTCATCTGGAATCCCATATTACCATCTGTTGCTCTAGCATCATTACCCAGTGTGTTTGCGTTATTTTGAAACTCTGAAGAGTCTAGTATGGCACTAGAGTTGTAACTAATTACGAATGATTCTCTACCGAAAGGAGCAGTGTTGTTAGTCCGATCATATATCGCTATCGCCCCACCAGCGGCAGCACTTGTGGCAACTCTTTTACCGTCATGGGATATAGCGGTATATTTTCCATGCTGGTCGTACTGATGTTGGCCATAGTTTTGTCCGCCAAAACCAAACTCGGTTCCCCAAGAAGGATATACAAGTTGTCCTATTGTACCTGATGAGCTGTCCCATGTAGCAAAAGGCAAATCAAGTATGGGTTTCAGTCCTGTATATGAGATTGTAATTGTTTTTTGTGCAGTGGAAATACCGTCGGTTGCTGAAAATGTATATGTAAAATCACCACCGTCAGAATCAGTCAAGTTACCTATAGTGACGTTGTTGAATACACTATCTGCACTTAAAGGTGTAAAGGTCCACACCGATGAATCACGAGTTAATGTTACAAAATACTGTCCAGAATCAGAAAAAGTACCGCCATATGTAACATTGCCATCGGGGTCTGATGCTGGATTGGATATTACCAAAGGTGTTGCAGAATCAACTATTGCAAACGTGGCATTAATATCACTATCAAAAGATGGATTTTGATTTACAAGAGAAACGTTGTACCAACCAAGTCCGTTACTTAAATATAGCCGACTAGGATTTTGTACCAGTGCCTGAGTTCCTCTGGTCAATCCAGTTACAGGTAAAAGTCCAAGACTGTCATACACAGCAATATCATCTCTAGGACCTAATATACCAACAACAGTTGCTGAATCTACACTGGTTGGCAAATTACCAAACACATCTTGTTTGATATCACCTGTTGATGTAATTATATTTGCAAGCTTACGATTTAAACTCACAGTGTGAACTCCGCAGTTGGTGGAGTAAAGTTAGAAGTATAACGTGCCTTCCCTTTCGATATTCTTAAATCTTGTATATAACCTGGAAAATAGCGTGTACCGCTACCATAATTGTCTCTTCCAATTGTTAGAGGAGCTGTGGACTCTCCTATTGTAATTGTACTCGTAAGAGTTGCAACAGATGTTCCGTCAACCCACATAGTCCAAGTATTTCCATATCTTGTAACAGCCACATGGTGCCATGTATTTTGAGAAATAGTTCCACCTTGTAACATCACGGAACTAAAACTGTTGTAATCATAACTCCAGAACTCAAAATCTGTTCCACTATATTCAGCAAGTAATGTCCAATCGCCTGAAACTGATCCTGTACTTCTTTTTTGCACCAGAACTGATGCAGCAGTTGAGGTTTTATACATCCATAATTCTATAGTCCAGTCGCTATTTTTGAATTCTAGAGTAGCGCCATCTGGACTAGTCGCGTAATCTCCAGTACCGTCAAAATAAACAGAAGATGATGTTAAAAATTTTCTTTGAGTTGTACTACTCACAGTGTCGTTAAACAATTTCAATACTCTTGAAGCAGATGCATCATACACATTTGCATCTGTTTTATTCTGCATGAGTAATTGAGTGTTTGTAACCGCTGTCAAAGGTGCGGTCGGCGGAGTAAAGTCAGAACTATAAACAGCCGTACCTTTGACAACTCTAACGTCTGATACATAACCTC